GCCACTTTTTAGTCTTCAGACTATCTAGTTCTGTATTCATTCGAGTTAAAGACAGCTTCTCTTCCATAAAGAAAATTAGATACTTATTATGAATTTGAGGTGTTCGTACAGATTCCCTATCGAGTTGAGTCTCGTCTAGAGAAATGTCTTTCTTAATCATTTCTTTTAATTCATCAAATGTCATAATATTCAATCATATCACAAATTAAGAAGAAGTCAATACCTTGAATTCATAATATGTGTATGTAAAATCTACAGTTGCTAATACTGGAACATTGTCTACTGCCGTTATTGAAAATGGAAGTTCAGATAAAGCTGATGGGTATCCATTTTTAAATACTACTTCAAATTTAGCTTTATATGCACTGTTTGTTATGCTTAAAGTTATATCGGAATATTTGTCATGATGTGGTAAATGATTAGTAGAATCTGTGTAGTTGCCTAACGCTTTAATCCAATTATAGATTTCTTGCCAACTTCGCATACTCTCGTCTACTAAAAACTGCACTCGTAATGGCTGAAACGTATAAGCATTTCCGGGAACTGGAATATTGGTACTTAATATTGTCGGTTGTCTTAGTTCTGCGATATTAATAGAAGGAAGAGATACTGCTTGAGCAAAGTATGATACCGTTGGTGCTCTACTAATTGCCAATCTAAAATAATTAGTGCTAAGGTAATTATGTGTAGCTGGTCTACTTGTGTCTGTTAGAAAATCGGTATCTATTGTCATATTAGTATTTATCCAAATAGAAAGGGGAGAGTCTTTCGACTCTCCCCAATCTTCTCCCCAGTTTAGTTACTTAAAATCAGAGTCCGAAACCGGTATTACCATGTAGGTTAGTTACTTGGAAAATACGGTAGTACTGATTAGAAGCTAGAGCATTGATGTTGGTGCTCTCTGCGAACGGATTGGCTACCATACCGTAACGGGTCTTGAACCCGATCTTTGGCTGGAAGGTATTCTGATCGACTGCACGAACCATTTGGAGCGGAACGTATGGGCAATAGAAAATACCAGCATCGTATGGTGATGTACCACGATAACCAACTACGCAGTAGTTAACGCCAAGCTTGGCATACGGATCAATGTAAACCTTGATTTTGTTATTGAGAACACCGACAAAGGTGTTACCAGTATCATCAACATCAAGATTTGCAGTCACAGCAGGAGCAAGATTCATAAAACCACCCATTGTGAGTGCGCTTGCAACGTCACTTGAGCAGATCATGAAGTTACCCTTACCACGACGAGTTTCCTTAGCGATTACGTTGCATTCACGTTCGATTTGGAACATGAGACCACGGAAACGCTCAGCACTCCAACGACCATCAGAATCGGTGTTGAGATCGTAAACGCCACCAGTTGAAGCAGCAGTCAGATCTGACTGAGTTGCACCAGTCTTAGCAACACGGTAGATGGTGTGAATTAGTTCGCGATTGATTTCGTTGAGAATTTCGGTGCTAAGAATATTAGCAAGTTCACTCTCAGCGTCAAGTCCGTGAACGGCCTTGAGATCTTGCGCCAACTCGGTTGTGTACTCAGCCTTGAGAGCGCGAGTCTTTGCTTCGACTGCAATGCGCTCAATGCTAAATGCCATTTCCTGGAAGCTTCCAGGAACAGTACCAAGATTTTCACCAGTACTAGTCAACATTCCACGGAATGCACTGATGTCATAGGTACTTTCGCGAATACCTGCAACTGGGCTGGTATTTGCATCTTGAACACCACCAGATGTACCAACAGGATTAATACCACCTGTTGCAGAGAAAGGTGCGTTAGTAGAAGTACTACCAGAACCACCGAACTTAGAGAAGGCTTCTGCGTACAGAGCTTCTGGACCACCTTGGGAGTTATATTTGCTACGCATTGCAAAGATAAGACCGGTTGGAGCAGTCATCGGCTGCACACCTGCGATATCATAAGCAATCAGATTTGGCATTGAACGACGAACCAAGCTAATTAAGATTGGATCATAACCAGCGAGGTTTGAATTTGCTGTACCAACTTGACCAGCGGAAAAATTACCACCCATTGCATTGGCAGGTGCTTCAACAAGATATTGCTCGCGAAGAGCCTTCTCTTGATTCTCTAATAGTACAGCGGTAACTTTGCGCTTGTAGCTATCCCCGATTACGGGAAGTGCGTCATGTGAAAGTAGGGGTTCCCACTTCTCGGTAAGTACGTCATACGACGATGTAGTTGAAAAATCCATTTCTGTATCTCCTTATTATTTGTGTGGAATTAGATTTTGTTCTGTTTAGCAATACGATCCAAAGTACTCATGTATGCGTTCATACTTGAACTAATATTCTGAGTGATTTGTTTGTTTGTTGTCTCTTCGACAAGCATATTATTTGTGGTAGGAACAGTGTTGAAATAACTGCCCTTTAGAATGTTGAGTTTCTCTTGATACTGATCGAGACTTTCGAAGTCTACGCCTTCAGCGAGAGATGCGAATTTTGAAACCTCGACATCAGATAAACCTTCTGAGACATTAGCGAAGATGTTACCAGCTTCGTATGCCAATAGTTGTTTCTTGAGTTCGATGTTTGACTGAATCTGCTCATTGAGATTGGTTTCGAGTTGTTCGTTTTCTTCGAAGAGGCCATCGATAACATCATACTTCTCTTCTGGAACTTCGATGTAGTGAGTCTCAAAGAGTTCCTTGAGTCCAGCCATGAAGTTCTCTGCGATCTCGGTACGAACACCATTCTCGACTGCGAGTTTGTTGTCTTCCATCCACTCTTCAACGACATACCCTAGGTAGTCATCAAGACGAGAAGCTAGTTCATTGACTGCAGTCTCGACTTCTTCTTGAACAACAGCAGCGGCTTCAGCAACTACTTGTTCGCGAAGAACATTGACGCGCTGATTAATAGCTGCTTCAAAGATGGTGGTAGCTTTGGTCATGAATTCTTCAGACAATGATTCACCATCGAAGAGAGCTTCGAGATGCTCTTGCATCTCTTTTTGACCGTCTTCTTCTTCTTCATCACCTTCTTCAGCCATTGCTGGTTTAGCACCTCCTAGTGAGTTGCCTTCACCACCTGGTCCTGGAGCAACGCTACCGGGACGAAGTGTGCCTTGATTGGCAGCAGGATTTGGATTGAAGTTCTGAAAAGGATTTACTTGAACACCTTTTCCAGATGCATCTTTGGTGTAAGTCATTGCGTCCATAGCCATATTGTTTTTCTGTTCCATATTTTTCCTATCCTCTTATTAAGAGCTAAAGTTATTTAGTAAAAGTTTGTTTTTAGGTCGTTTACCGATGGTCATGCTGTGATATCATTTTATACACTCTATAGTATCTCTCTTCTGGAATTGGTTTTCTTCTTCCTGTAAGAGCACCAATACCAGCACCTATAAGTCCACCAACTGGGCCACCAACCATAGTCCCAGCTATTGCTCCAACACCTGCTCGTGCCATTCTACTTCCTCCCCGTGGATCAAATCTACCCGGTGTTGCAGCAACTGCTGGTGATGTTGCTGTTGCAGCAGATCCTGGAGTTCCCTGTGTTTTCATGGCATCGTATGCAACTTTTCCAGCATCATATAAACCTTGAATAAGTCGTCCGGGATCACCAAATCGATCTGGTCTTCTATTTGTACTGCCTCCAATTGAACTAAAGGCACTAGCAAGGCCACCGACAACCGTATCGGTTTTTTGTCTTCTAGCTGAAATCCCAGTTGAAGTTGCAGCTGGAGGTGGTGGAGGTGGTGGTGATCCAGTTGGAGGTGGTGGAGGTGGTGGAATAACAGGTGGTGTGTTAGTTCCTTTATTTCGAGCTGCACGTTTTGCAAGAGCTGCTGCCAGAATTGCTTGTTTTTGTATCGGAGTCATGGCTCCGGGAGTCAGTGGAGGACTAGCTTGTTGACTTGCTAATATATTTGCACGCACATTCTGCTGAATTGGTGCTTGTTGACTTGCATATGTTTTAGCAAAATTTAATGTAGTAGTTTTTCCAGCTGCGTTTTTATTAATAACTCTAGGGCTTCTGCCCTGCGTATTCAACATCCTCGAACCCGGAGCCGCCCATACGCTTTGACCAGCAGCATTTTTTACTTGTATGTAATTCTGAGGGATTCCAGGCGGCTGTATAGCTTCGTCTATTGTTATAGTGAAATTGTATGGATTGAATCTAAACATTAAAGCTTTCTAAAGAAATTCTCAAATAGGGTTAGTGCTTTTTTCTCTAGATTTCTGGTAGATGATTTCTTTATGATGCGTTTTGCTTCCATCAAATCTTGTTCGTACCATGAACCATTATTCCAAACCCATTCTTTACCTTCCATAATGCCATTTACAAAAGCACCGGGAGCAGAAGGATCTGCAACGATATCAATCGCAGATAACATTAAATCTGGTTGAACGATCTTCTTACCATTTTGTTCGATGAGGGAACCCATCGCACGAGAGCTTACACCGAGCTTAGCACCCTCTCTAATGAGTTCTGCAGTAATTTTGCCCATAGGAGTGCTTTCCATGATTTTTGCTTTTCCGTAGCACTTTGGGCCACGAAATTCTAACATGGTAATTCTATGGCTAACTCTATCGAGATTGATCGTTGGACCAGTTGGATGTCCAAGTTCACCGAATGCTCTATTGTTATTCACAAACTCGGTAATGTATCTACCGACTTCTTTGTTTAGAGTATCGAATGGATATACTCGACCATTGCGGTTCATCTCATCCGATACCATGAACACACCCTCGATAAACATCGATTTTTTATCATCGGTGCCTTCGGTAATGTACTTAATGTCTTCTATAGTTTCGGTGATAAGTTTCATTAGTTGGCTTTTCTTCCTTTGAACTTCTTGCTTTCGCTCATGCTGGTCGGAAAGAATGCTTTTCTATTCATTGTCTCGGCATCATTTTCTCCAGCTTCTTCGGGTGAACGACCATATTCGCCTTTTTCTTCGCCATCATCTTCGTCACCCTCGTCGCCTTCATCCTCTTCTTCCTCTTCTTCTTCCTCCTCTTCCTCTTCTTCGTCACCTTCATCTTCATCCTTCATAGCACGAGCAACAGCAGATCGACGATTCTTTATGTAATCATCACTCTCATCTGAATCTCCGTCGTTGTCAACATCTTCATCTTCTTCGCCTACTGGATCAAGTTCTTCATCCTTTTTTTCGTCTAGAAAAGTCTCAGGAGCATACTCTTGGAACTTAGACTGAAGACGCTCAGATAGCTTCTGTAGAAGAATCTCGGTAGCAATCTTCTTGGATTCAATTATGTTTTCTTGAATGACGCTCTTAATTAGTTTGTTTGTATCCATTTTTATCTCCCGTATAACTTTTCTGCAGTTTGAACTGCTTTTTTAAACCCATATTCAGATTCCTGAATTAGATTTACTAATTTGTCTTTGTGTAAACTATTTAGAGAATTATATAGTTCTGCTAGGTATTTAGCCATTTGTGGAGTTAGTTCTAAACTAGAACCATCTCTTGCTGTCATCCAATGAGTTCTATTGGTGGTTATTGCACTATTTACCTCATTAATTGGCATATAGACCTTTTTGCTAGGTTCTATAACTGCTTCTTTAATGATTACTGGTTTTGGTTCAATCCTAGTGTGTTCAAACAATTTTTCTGATTCATCAATGTATTTGTTGCTGACTTGAATGGACATCTTGTCTTCAAGAATGGAATATAGTTCCTTCTTGAATAACTCCTTGTCGCTCATCATGAGTGCTACAAATTCTGGTTTAATGCTCATTATTGCTGCGGTGGGGGTTGACCACCATCCTGTTGTTCCGGTTGAATTCCAAGAGACATCATCTGTTGCTGTTGCTCTACTTGCTTAATTAAAGCTTCCTGCTGTTCGGTTGCAATTTGAGCATTGATTTCAATAATTTCTTCATCAGTTTGCTTAAGTATAGATTTACGAATGTATTCATCTGAATAATATCTGCCAACATACGGCGTAAGATTATTTAGCATATCCATTCTGTCACGCATAATGTCATTTTCTTTCAATTCATTAAAGTATGAGTCTTTATTAAACTTGAAAGTAATGTCGTGCTGAATCTTACTCCACTCATCCTCTGTCATGATTCCTTTGAGAATCACTTGAGTCTTGAGCATGTCTACTAACATAGATGCAAAACGAAGACGAAGACGTTCTACGAACTTATAGAACTTAACTTCATCTCTTGTGATCTCAGCAGATCTTCCCATATTGAAACCAGATTCTGCTTCCAATCTAGAAATTGGAACATTAAGAGACCTATAGAGTTTCTTCTGTAGGTACATAACATCTTCCATCTCTCCGAGGTTTTGTCCCCCGTCGAGCGTTTGAATCTCAGTTCCTCTTCCACCTTCTCTACGAGGTAACCAGAAGTCTTCAAGCATGTGTTGATGACTTCTATCGTCTCGAATTTGACCAGTTGCAGAATCGTATGTAATCTTGTTACGATAGCGATTCATGATCTCTCGAAGATATTGTTCTGCTTTTTGCTTTGGCAAATTACCAACATCGATATAGAAGATTCTACGCTCAGGAGCGCGAGAGATTCTATAGATTACTACTGCGTCTTCAATCTGTCGCAACATGTTAAGCGGACGTATGGCTTTTTGAAGATAACCAACGACACGCTTAGTCACAGAATCAACAACCCCGGAGTGTGCATATGTAACGCTATCTATTGTAAATTTATAGCCAGAAGGCGTGGTTGGATACATTGCTTCTTTGTCGGTATCGACATAGACATAGTATTCTTCTATCTTCTTGATAAAAGGAATAATCTGACCACCAACAACTCTAGTTCTATCCTTTTCTATCTTACGAACCTTCTTGATCTTTATAGGATCAATCGGTATAAGAGAAATCAATCCACGTTGTGGGTTCTGTTTATCAATCTCTTTATAGTAAAACACTTTGCTATCAACATACCAACGGCGAAAAATCTCATGGCATTTGTTGGTAAAGTCTAGCAGCTTTAAAACATGGTTGTATTCATAATACATTTTTGTTTTAATTGTGTCTGGTAGATTGACATAATCGAGATTCAATTTAACAGGTTTTCTGTCTTCGCCCATTACAATTGTTTCGTTTACTATATCTTCTACCGCAGCATCAACTTCCGAGTGTAAAACCATGCCGCGATACTGACCAATTAATTGATTCTCATCCCTAATGGAACCGGAGAAGTCAATGGACGTGCCAAAGACTCCTCCGGTTTCAAATGTATATGAACCATCGTACGGCTCAGGAGTTACTGGAATCTGTGATGATTCCAGAGTTTTTTCATCCTGATCTTTTTTCTTACCAAAACTAAAACCAAAGACTTCAATTGCCATAATATAATTATCGTTTCTGTTAAGGTGTTACTTGTTACGGCCGTGCAAGAAGTGTCGGAGGAGGAGGAGCGACTACCTTAGCTCCTAAAAGGAAATGTGAATATGCAATTTGAACTTGGAATGATCCAAGTTGATTTGCTGCATTCATATCTAGGGTTACTGGACCAACCTGCACAGGCCATGCATTTAGAAGCTGCATCGTTCTAATAACATTATCAGTTTGGTGATCTAACAGCTGAACTGTAAGATCTTGACAAAACTGATCCTTCTGTTCTCTGCTTACACTTACATTTGTATCATGGTTATTAAATTGATTCGACCAGTTATGGAAAAACTCCCATGTGGCCGACCCTAAAACATCATCCAACACCGTTACATTCCACTCATTATATGTTCTATCGCCTGGAAATTTATAAACGCGGCCACGGAAAGGAATTGGAATAATTCCAACTATGCTTTCTGGAAGAGTTGCGGCAGTACAATGAGTTTCGCGAAACAAACCGAGGGGGGAAGCTGTACCCGGAACTGTACTAGTTCCGAAAATTCTAAATCGATTTGGACGAGTTCCGCCTCTAAATGCGTCAATAAATGTTGAAAGCTTATGAATTGGCATGTGATAATTCTCCTAATTTGTTATAATACGGTGTCTGTATTTACGTTGGTGATGACAATTTTAACATAATTAATAGATTTGGTTGGTTTAATATACAAATCTGCAACAAATTGATTTGAATCAACTATTGCAGCTGGATTATTTGATGCATCGCATACAACTTTAAACCCATATAAACCACGACCATCTTGAATGTTTTGTAAGAAACCCACAGCAGCATTGGTGAACAATGATCTGGTTAGCTCATCATTAAGTTCAAAAAGAACACTCTGAGCAGTTCTGCTAACAGTTTTCTTGATGTAGTTGATTAGACGAACAACATTAATTCTCGTGAGAGTAGAAGTATCTCTAGCTTCTTTGGTTATGTCTCCGAACAAGAATGTACCAGATCCCGGAACACCAAGCATGTAATTGATTTTTGCGGTATATAAATTATCTTGCTCTGTTGCAGATGGATTCTTTTTGAGTCTTATGATATTTAAGACACGACCTCTGCGAACTCCTGCAGGAGAGAACCATCTTTGTGTTTCTCTATCGGTTCTAACAAAACAACCAGCAACATCTGATGCTAGTGGAATGTCAACATAATTCTCCACGCCGGTGTTTGAAAGTGCTAGTGATACTTTTTCACCACCAACTAACATTATATTACTTGATGAAAGACTGTTTGCGGATATTGGATATATGCCAGTTATTCCAGCCAATCCAGATGGAACACTTCCACCGGTGTAACCTTCATAAGTTACACCGACAATACCAACTAAATCAGTTCTTTGGGTACACATAGCTTCAACCCAACTAACTTGAGTTGTGCTTATATTTGAGGTGAATACGGAATCTAGAACTAGATTTTCGTCATATAGATTAGTGAGACTATTAGTAATGCGTAGTAAACCACCATAGAGAAGGTAATTATAAGCAGAATACCAGTCAGTTTTCCAAGTACCAGTTGGACCTGATCCGCTTACACCACCATATAAAGTGGTTCCATTGAGTCTAGAAACCCAAGCACCAGCAGATTCTATTGTCATGTACCCATTACTTTTTTCTAAAGTTACTCCAAATATATCAACTAAATTATCACCGGATAAGCCAGTGTTATATATTGCAGAAACATGGCTTCCAGAATCTTCTCCAGTCGCAACTATGAATGAATTGTCAACTACGCTTACTGTAACATTTGGTCTTAGTGCCATTTTTTTATTCTCCTAGAGATGTGGTTTGCTCTAGGGTTATTTATCAAAATAGATTTTTAGAAGAATCTACGTTCCACAAGTCATTTCCGTGAGT